GGGCGAGCCGACCAATGGTGTGTGGGGTGCAAGCATCGAAAAAATGTTGAAACAAGTGCGCACAGCTAGAAAAACGGTGTTATACTTTCACGCATGGCATCACAGTGCGGCCACTGACCAGGCAGACCTGGGAAAAGAGGAAAAGACGTGAACAAAAATATTCATTACGTGAACAATACCTGCCAAGACATTTCTTTTTTGTTTAAGTATTTCAAAGATGCATATGTGACGGGTGCCCTGCACGAAGATGTCGCTGATCTGTTTTCCATCAAAATCATCAAAGGCTGTAACCCAGACGGGTCAGACCGCATGGCGATTGACATGGCGTAAATTCTGGACACCCCGGAAATACGGGGGCTATCATTGAAGCGGCGGCGTGAAAGGACACGCATAGGATTATTGTCAGCGGCATTGGCTTGCAACCCGTGCGTCAAGCGGCCCTAGACCTTAAGTACACGGGAGCTGGAATCAAGCCCAGCCCGCTTCAATGATAGTTTGCAGCCTGTAAATAGCCGCAAGGCCCGAAGGAACAGCTCGAAGGTGGTGCAATCCACTGCGCAAACCATCAACCGCACGCCAGGTATTGGGCGCGTGCCGCATGCGAGAGCGGCAACCATCAACAATAGGAGTAAAAATTGACAGCAGCCGAACAAATCGCGGATTTTCTGCGCAGCAAAACCTACCCGGTGAGCCGAAATTTCATCATGGCCGCCACTGAGCTTAAAGGCACCACGGCAAAATCAGCCATTGTGTCGCTGATAGCCGCCGGGAAGGTGGCGCCTGTGGGCAGCGGAAACAGTATGCGGTACATGATCAAATCGCAAGAGCCAAAGTGCACACCATCAAGCGTGTGCAACGGCAGCATGCGTGCGCCGCTGGTGTACAGCCGCATGCACAGCGACCGGCCCGGTGCGATGGACTATCAGCACATCCCGAGCCTTGTCGGACGTGAGCGCGTGCCATACCGCGCTGGGGTGGTTCGGTGAACAGGGCCGAGCGACGCGCCGGAAAGTCCAAGCGCAGCAGCCCACTAGTAACCCGAACCGTGTGGCAAAAAGTGGACACGATCCGCCATGCTATCGAAGGCGCATCAATAACACCCGCGCGCGACCGCGACAAGCTGGCCATGCGCGAGCTGGCTGCAATTGACGCTTTCACCCGTGGACAGGCTGGCCTGCAGGAATGGCAAGACCTCGCCGCCCTGAACAACATCACCCAGACCCTAGCCGCAATGGACGTTGGCCGCGAAGCCATGCCAGACTGCCACAAAGCAGAATCCGCGCTTGTGGAGGCTGCGCAGCGATTCGAGCGCACCGGCAAGATGGGCCTGAGCGGGCCAGGCATACAGGCTGTGCGTGAGGTAATAGGCTGGCATGATGCGCAGCGCCAGGCGATACCCCGCAGCAAGTATGAGCAGGCGCTACGGCTGACCGTGGCCCGCGTGAAGTCTGGCCATGCTACGGTTGATGTAAACGAGGTGATCAATGCTGCCTGCTGACATCATCACAATCCACGCTCCAGCGGGTACAAAAGCCCGCTGGATACGCAGCGCCCGCCCGGGCAAGCTGAGCACCTGGGTGTGCAAGATGATCGACGAACCAGCCGACCCGCGCCGGTATGTGGCCAACGCCGTTGACGGCCTGCCCAGCACGCTTGACGAACTCGAATCAATGTTGACCGCCGCCTACTTGGCTGGCGCCCGCCGTGAATAACCGAAAAGGACACACCATGAAAACCATCATCCTCACCGCCGCCCTACTGGCCACCAGCGCACACGCTCAGATCAGCGAACGATTCTGCGAGGTGCACGGAAACCTGTCTGAGACCATCATGAAAAGCCGTCAAGCCGGTGTGCCACTGAGCGGCATGCTCAAGACCGCTGGTGACGATACACTGATCCGCGCCATGGTGATGATGGCCTACCAAGTGCCGCGCATGGAGGTGGAGGAAAACAAGCGCAACGCCATTTCTGACTTCCGCGCAGAACGTGAGCTGAAGTGCTTTGAAGCGCTGGAGCGCCACAAGGCCCGCAAAGCTGCAGAATGAGCTTGCAAACGTTGACGGTGTGCAGTACAATGGCACCGTCAACGTGCTGGAACCACTGCGACACCACGAGCCCTTACTCATGCGTTCCTGCCCTAAAAAGCAGGTGGTTCCAGCACCGGAGCGCAGTAGTAAGGGCTTTTTGCGTTTCAGCGTCAGAGCGCGCATTGATCAAGCTGATGGGCCTGTATGGGCTGCACTCAAGAAACACCGCCGCCCCAGACTGCGCAGGGGGACTTCCAGCAGGGGTGCAACTCCCGTGACTGCTGGGGGTGGGTTTGTCGTGAACCTTACGAATACACCATAATCACACCATGGCAAGACCAAGCAAGCTGACACTGGATCAATGGAGCGACATCGAGCGCAGGATGCTTGCCGGTGAAAGCGCAAGCGCGTTGGCCCGTGAGTTTCAGATCAATCCGTCGCAGATCACCCGCAAGGTTTCGCGGGTTACGCAAAAAGTGCAATTCGTTGCGCAAAGCCTTGCGAAAGCCCAGACAGCGTTGGCTGAGCTGCCCGTTGCCCAGCAGTACACCGCTGTGAGTCTTGCCGAAAAAATGCGCAGCATAAGCAGCAGCCTTGCAAGCGCCGCAGAGCTGGGGGCTAAGACTGCGCACCGGCTGCACGCGCTGGCGAATGCCGAGGTCAACAAGGTAGACGATGCCGCCCCGCTGGATAACGTCGAGGCCCTGAAGGGTGTGAGCGCACTTACAAAGCTGGCCAACGATTCCAGCGCGCTGGCGCTGGGGCTTATGAGTGGCAACAAGGGGGTGGCCCCGGCCATGGATGATGTGCAGGACGCCCCGACATTGATCGAGATCGTGGCCAGGTGAAAGCATCGCTCGAGCTACCTGCGAAGCTAGTCCCGCTGTTCACCCCGCGCCGTGGCGATGTGCGATACCGCTGCGCAAAAGGTGGTCGCGGTTCCGGCAAGTCATTCACATTCGCACTCATGGCTGCGGTGTGGGGATACGCTGAGCCGCTGCGCATACTGGCCACCCGTGAGCTGCAGGTGTCGATAAAGGAATCGTTTCACGCCGAGGTCAAGAACGCCATTGAAAGCGTGCCATGGTTGGCCGCGCATTACGATGTTGGCGAGAGCTTCATTCGTGGCCGCAACGGCACCGAGTTCATTTTTCGCGGGCTTCGGCATAACATCGCCTCGATCAAGTCCATGGCCCAGGTTGATCTATGCATCGTAGAGGAAGCGGAAGACGTGCCTGAGGCGTCATGGCGTGACCTGCTGCCAACGATACGCGCACCCAAGTCTGAGGTGTGGGTGGTGTGGAATCCCCGGCTGGATGGCTCGCCAGTTGACCGGCGCTTCGTGAAGGCATGCCCACCCGACGCAATGGTGATCGAGGTGAACCACACCGACAATCCGTGGTTCCCGGCCGTGCTGGAGGCCCAGCGAAAATACGACCAATCCAACATGGACCCGGCGCTTTACGCACACGTGTGGGATGGCCACTACCTGACCAACAGCGATGCGCAGGTTTTGGCCGGTAAGGTGAAGGTGGAAGAGTTCACGCCCGCCGAGGGATGGGATGGCCCGTACCTTGGGGCAGACTGGGGCTTTGCTCAAGACCCGACCACCGCTGTCAAGTGCTGGGTGCATGGCCGCCGCCTGTACATTGAGCACGAGGCGTACAAGGTGGGGCTGGAGATCGACCAGACCGCGTCCCTACTCATGGCCAAGATACCAGACATTGAGCGGTACACAGTAAGGGCAGATAGCGCACGCCCCGAAACGATCAGCTACCTGAAGCGCCATGGGCTGCCAAAGGTGGAGGGGGTGAAGAAATGGCCTGGCAGTGTAGAGGATGGCATCGCACACCTGCGCAGCTATGAGGCCATTGTGGTGCACCCCCGTTGCCGGGAGACAATCAACGAGGCCCGGCTGTACAGCTACAAAGTGGACAGGCTGACCAAGGACATCATGCCTGACATCGTTGACGCGCATAACCATTGCATCGACGCGATACGGTACGCCATGGCCCCGCTGATTAAATCGCCCAAGGCCGATGTGCTTTTCGATTATTTCTGAGCCGGGTACAATGACCCCAATTTTTGGAGCCGCCTATGGCCGTGTTTGATTTTTTCCGCAAGCGCCCCGCAGAGCTAAAGTCGGTGAGCCTGCCTGAATTGCTGCTGACCCATATGGCCCCGGTGTTCCAAAAATGGGACGCCGAGGTGGCCATTGAGCAGGGCCTAAAAGCCTCCGCCATTTTCTACGCATGCGTGGACCGGCGCGCAAAGTCTATTGCCGCCGTGCCATGGAAGGCCATGCGCAAACAGCGCGACGGCACAATGGTAGAGGCGCCAGACAGCCCGCTACAGCGATTGATAGACCGGCCAAACCCAGACTTTGCGTGGAGCGAGATGATGGAGCTGGTGAGCCACCACATCGACCTTGCAGGTAACGCGTACTGGACCATCATCAAAGCGGGCAACGAGGGCAACCCCGCCGAGCTGTGGCCAGTGTTACCCCAGGGCATCAAGATACAAGCGGGCAAGACCAGGCTGATCGACTTCTACCGCTACCAGCGGGCCGGGGTGACGCGGGACATTCAGACCGCCGATATGGTGCATATCAAGACCGCCAACCCGAACAACTTCTTGTTCGGCATGCCTACAATCCAAGCCGCAGGGCGCGCGGTGGATATTGACCGTGAGGCCAGCAAATTCCAACTGGCCAGCATGAGCAACAGGGGCGTGAGCGACTACGCCATCATCATTGACCCGGACACAAGCCCAGAGCAGTTGGAGCGGCTGAAGGCCATGCACAAGGAAAAGCAGGCCGGGGCAGACAATGCGCGCAAGCCGTTTGTGACCACGAAAGACATCAAGCTGCTGAATCAAACCGCTGTCGAGATGGACTTCGTGGCCAGCCGCTCTAAGGTGTGGGCCGAGATATGCAGCGCCATGGGTGTGCCGCAGCCCATGGTGGGCCTGTTGGAAGATGCCACGCTGGCGAACATTGAAACCGCCCGCCGCATATTCTGGATCGACACGATGATCCCGCTGCTGCGATTGATTCGCGGGCAGTTGAACCGCCAGCTTGCCGAGCAGTTCGGGCCGGAGTGGGCCATTGAATATGACACGAGCGACGTGGAGGCGCTGCGAGAGGATTACACCAAGAAGCTGACCGAAGCCCGCGCGCTGTTTGATATGGGCGTGCCGTTCAACGTGATCAACGAAAAGCTGGAGCTGGGCATGGAGCCTATCGACGGCGGTGACGTGGGGTACCTGAGCGCGAGCCTGACCCCGACCGTGATCGAAGACGGCGAAACAATCGAGGGCGAAACCATGGCAACCGGCAGCGCGGTGCAAGAGCAGGCACTTAACGGCGCGCAAATCAGCAGCCTGCTGGAGCTGGTGCAAAACGTGGCGACCGGCATGCTGCCTCTTGAATCTGCTGTGGGTTTGATGCTGGCATCGTTCCCGACCATGCAAGAGGCCGAGGCCCGCAGCATCCTTACCCCGGCCGTTGGCTTTTCGCCGCCGCCTGCTATGGAGCAGCTGAGCGGGCTGGCTCCCGACACCATCAAAGCGCTGGCCTATGGCGATGGATAAGCAACGCCAACAGCGTGAGGATGCGGCGCTGCAAGACCGCATGTCGGCCCGCTTTGAAAGCGCGGTGAAGGCAGAGATAGCCCGCCAGATCAAAGCCGCTGCAGCCGCCTATGAGCGCGGGGACAAGCCCAAACTGGCTGGCGATGGGATACGCCGCATCATTGAAAGCAACGTGCGCACCACGGCCACCTATTTTGGCAAGCGTTTGTTGAATGAGGTCAAGACCGCCCACGGGCCGGACGTGATCAAGGCCAGCATGGTCGAGCGGCTGGGAATTGCGGTGGGCGTGTTCATCAAAAAGACCATGGCCACCAAGGTCAAACAAATCAACGCCACCACCGAGGCGCAGATACGCACCACGATACGCCGGGGCTTAGACGCTGGGCTGGGTGTGGACAAGATAGCCCGCGAGCTGCGCAAGACCGCAGGGCCGCTGTCGGCATTGCGCGCCCACGTGATAGCCCGCACCGAGACACACACCGCCGCCAACTTTGGAGCTCAAGCCGCCGCCGAATTGACCGGGCTGGATATGAAGCGAGAGTGGGTGAGCGCCAGCGATGAGCGCACACGCGACCCGCACAGCGCAGCCGACGGGCAGACACGCGGCATGAATGAGGCGTTCGAGGTAAACGGCGAGGCATTGATGTACCCAGGCGACCCACGCGGGAGCGCTGGCAACATCATCAATTGCCGCTGTCAGGTTGTTTTCTTATACGATTGAGGCATAATGACTGCCATGGAATTCAAAAGCGTCAAATTTGAAGCACAAGTGGATCCCGACGAGCGGACGTTCGAGGGGTATGCGTCGAGCTATGGAAACACCGATAGCGACGGCGACGTTATCGAGCACGGCGCGTTCGCCAAGTCGATCAAGGAATCGTTTCCAACCGGCGCTATCAAGGTGCTGTGGCAACACGATCCGCACCAGCCTATTGGCCGCCCGGTGGATATGCGTGAGGATTCAAAAGGCCTGTGGGTCAAGTCCAAGATCAGCAAGACGGCCAAGGGTGACGAGGCCATTGAGCTGATGCGCGACGGCGTGATCAACCGCTTGAGCGTTGGCTTTAGCATCCCGAACACCAAGAGCAAAATTGACGGCGACGGTATCCGCCGCATCATGGAGGGCAAGCTGTTTGAATACAGCCTGGTGACATGGCCAGCAAACGACCAGGCCATCATCACCGGCGTGAAGACGCTGAAAGAATTGCGCGGCTTTGCGGACAACGAAGGTTTGTCCGACAAGGCCCGAAAAGAACTGTTGGCCGAGCTGGCCAGCATCACGGCACTACTCAAGGGGGAGCCGCATCGCACTCCTACCGCTGGGCAGCCGCCATTGTCGAACGAACAGGTCAAACACCTGATCAACTCCACTTTGGGCGACCTTGCCCTCACACTCTGAAAGACCATCATGGATATCGAAGCACTGAAAACCCACCTGAACGACGTCAAGACCGAAATCAAAACCGCAGTCGCCGCGCGCGATGCGGAAGTGAAGCAAAACGGCGAGGCCACCGAGCAGACTCGCAAAGCATTGACCGCCGCCACCGAGCGCCTGGACGCCATCAAGGGCGACTTCGAAAAAATGGACGCCCGCCTGATCGAAATGGAAAAGGCCAGCAAGCGCCAGTTTGACGGCGTGCAGGAAGCCAAAAGCTACGGCCAGCAGTTCGTGGAATCCGACGCCTACAAGAACGCCAACGGTCGCGGCACCAACGCCCACACCGTGCGCAAAAACCTGAGCGGTTTGGCCGCTTCGGCTGGTACGCTGGTGAACACAGACCGCCGCCCCGACGTGATCATTCGCGCCGAGCGCCAGGCGTTCATCCGCCAGCTGTTGCCGTCGGTCACGACCACCAGCAACGCGGTCGAAGTGATGCGCG